AGCATTTACTCCTGGTGGCGCACCTGTAGCAGGATATGAAGGTGCCTTTTTCTATCGCTTCGCACAATCAGTTGCTGGTTCTGGTGGTACATATAATCTATTCCAAAACCGTATGGAAGATGTTAGAACCTATGCTGGTCAAACAGTAACTATTTCGTTCTGGGCTAAAGCAGCATCTAGTATGTCTTTAGTAAGACTTAATCTAGAACAAGACTTTGGCGCTGGCGGCTCACCAAGCGGTGCGGTTTCTACAGACCTTGCTAATACAAATTTTTCAATAACAACTTCTTGGCAAAGGTTTACATACACAACAACAGTTCCTTCCATTAGTGGTAAAACTATTGGAACAACACACTCTGGTTATATGGGTTTGCGTTTTTGGCTTCCAGTCAATAGCACCTTTACACTTGATGTTTGGGGTGTGCAAGTAGAACTAGGTTCAGTAGCCACTCCATTTGAAACAGCCACTGGAACTATCCAGGGTGAACTTGCTGCGTGTCAACGGTACTTTGAAAAATCTATTGCTCAATCATTAACCCCTGGTGCATCTGCTAACTCAGGTGAAATGTGGTTTCCTAATGGAACAATTATTCCTGGTGAAACTTGGCAGTTAGTTAAATTTGCAGTAACAAAAAGAGTGAGTCCAACAATAACAACTTATTCATATAATGGAACTACTAATCGTGCATCAGATAACAATGGTACTGATTATGTTGCAAATACAGCAGATGCTTGGCGAACAAATGATTCTGCTTTTGTTATTAAAAGTTCTGGAGCATCAAATATGACAGTTGCTGCAGTAAGATTTGTTTTTTGTAACTGGACCGCAAGCGCAGAATTCTAGGAGATACTATGACATATACATACGAAGAACTTGAAGAAGGTTTTATGATTAGACGCACTGATGAAAGTGGTGCAGTCTGTTCTATTCCTAAAGACCCAGCCAACTCTGATTATCAGGCATACCTTAAGTACCTAGAGGAGAATAACTAATGGCGACCATAAGCAATACCCCTAGACCAGGCTATGCCTGGGATGCTACAGACAATGTGTGGTATCCAATCGGTACTGGTACACACGGACATCCTGACTACATCACACAGGCTACAGCCATTAACCCTACTCTTGTAGATGCTAAAGGTGACATCATTGCTGCTACTGCAGCAGATACTGTTGCTCGTCTTGCTGTAGGTGCTAACGATACTGTACTTACTGCAGACTCTACTACTGCTACTGGTTTAAAATGGGCTTCTGTAGGCGGTGCAAGTTCAAGTTATTCTCTACTTAATACAGGTGGAACGGCTTTATCAGGCTCAACGACAACTGTTTCGGGTATTAGCGGAATAGATAAAATTATGGTTATAGTTATTAGCGCAACTACTAACTCAACAAGTTATCCATTTCACTGTTTTCAAATAAACACAGATACAGCAAGCAATTATTATTATGCTGGACAATCTCCAAAATATGCTCAAAGCAGTGAAAATTACAATGTTCAATGGACAAGTGCAACAGGAAACACAGTTATACCATTTGCACAAGGTGACACAAGCGGTTCAAACGCTTCTTACGGCGCAATGTATATTAACGGCGGAAAATCTACAGGCTGGAAAGATATAAGAGTTAATGGTGGTGGTGCTTGGCTAGGCTACAATATTCAAGGAATTTACAGAGGAAGCGCGGCAGTAACAAGTATTTCCGTTCTGACTCTTGCTGGAAGTTTTACAGGCGGAACAGTCTATGTATATGGAAGCGCGGCATAACATGAAAATAACAGAACGCACACACAACATTCAAACAGGGGAAATCGTAGATATTGAGCGCGATGAAACAAAAGAAGAAACAAAAGCGCGCTTAGATGCTGAAAAGGCTGCTAAGGCTTATGCCGAAGCAAAGGCTGAGCAAGAAGCAAAGAAAGTTGCGCTATTGGCTCGACTCGGTTTAACCGAAGATGAACTAAAAACTATTCTCGGCTAATGTGTAAAGACTGCGGTAACTGCACTAAAACAAATACATTTAATTAAGGAGTAACGTGGCTGGTCGTGATATTACCGAAGGTCGTGCCGAACGTGCGATTGCAGTTGACGTAGGTGTAGTTTCATCTACTGCCATCTGGCAGAACACTGATGTTGCTTATGATGTAGCAGTGGGTGGTCTTCCATTCATCTACGCAATCAATGATGCACGTCCATATATCCGTCAGACTGCACCCTTTAAGAAAGACCAGTTTGATAATGGCGCAGAGCCTGGAGAGCAATCTCTCACTGGTTGGTGGATTAGAAGTCAGATGTCATTTCACTCGGGTGACGGCATTAATTTCTATGACCCAGCAACTACTGATGAGAATGGACACTACCGATTTGCTGATAGCAAAGGTGTTAACGTCTGGACTAAGGGAGAGGTAACTCTACTTAACTCCTGCACTCAAGGGCACAACACAACTGGTTCAGTTGAATCTAATGGTCGTGCATTCCAACAACTGCGTTCCATTATGTGGAACACAACAAAGGGCGTATTGCTACACGATGGATACGACCTAGACAAGATTGCAGCAGACGGAACAGTAACTCACTTTGTAGATTACAACGCTGGTGCTGGTGTCTATCCAGTCTATGCAGCCTGTGATGACGGTACTAAAGCATACTGGGCTACTAACGTAACATCTGCTGGCACAAAATTTACTGTATACGGTAAGCCACTGACTGGTTCAAGTGCTAGTACTGCAGATGAATTTAAAGTATTTGATAACTCACAGGTAGTTTCTAATGCCACTATGGAGTATGTCAAAGACCGCTTAGTTATCTGCGCTGACAATAAAGTATATGAATCTGCAACAGCAGCAGCGTCTACACCCAACCTAGTATTCACACACCCATCAACTACTCACGTATACACATCTATTACAGCATCTGGTCCTGCCATTTATATCGCTGGATATAACGGCATACAATCTTCTATCCAGAAGTTTACTCTTTCAACTGCTGGTGTAATGCCAACACTGACATCTGCAGTAACAGCAGCAGAGATGCCAGTAGGCGAGATTATCCACAAGATTTACTACTACCTTGGTTATATGATGATTGGTACTAACAAAGGTATCCGTGCTGCAGTGGTATCTGACCAAGATGGTTCAATTAACTATGGTCCGCTGATTGTAGAAACAACTCAGCCTTGCTATGACTTTGCTGCTCGTGACCACTATGTATGGTGTGCCACCTCTGTGGCTGGTGAGCCAGGGCTTATCCGTATTGACCTAGGTAATGAACTAGAAACTCTACGCTTTGCCTACGCAAATGATGTTTATTACTCTGGTGTATCAGGACATAAGACTACATCTTGTGCATTCATTGGAAACAATGACCCATCTGTCCGAGACAGAATTGCATTCTGTACTGCATACGCTAATTCAACTGATGGCTATATCTACATTGAAGATGCCAGCACATTGATTTCATCTGGCTACATAACCACAGGTAACATCCGTTACGGAACACTTGAACCTAAAAACTTCAAGCGTCTTCTTGGACGCGGTGACTTTACCTATGGCTCTATGGTACTAGAAACTGTAGATAAGAACGGCACAGAGTATGACCACATTACATACGATGCAGACATTACTCCAGTAGAAGTAACCACATCTACACCCGCAACTGCTCAAGAGTATGTTGCTTACAAGTTTGTCTTAAGTCGTGATGCAGATGACAATACAAAGGGTCCTGTATTTAAGGGCTATCAGGCAAAGGCAACTATTGCTACACCACGTCAGCGCGTAATGCGCTTTCCTGTCTACTGCTTTGATGTAGAGACAGATAGATACAACACAATGATTGGCTATGAGGGCAGAGCATCTACCCGTATTGCGCTACTAGAAGAGATTGAAGAAACTGGTGACGTTATTACATGGCAAGATTTATCTACCGCAGAGTCACGTCAAGCAATTATAGAAGAAGTAACATTCACCCGTATGACACCACCCGACAAGCGCTTTGATGGGTTTGGCGGGGTCATTGAGATAACTATTAGGACAGTATAATGACATTTGCTAACTGGGCATCACTACTTGTTGCCATCATTGCTATCGTCACAGCATTTGCTGGCTCAGTAAGATGGCTAGTTAAACATTATCTATATGAACTTAAACCAAATTCTGGAACAAGTTTAAAAGATTCTGTCATTAGGCTTGAGGAAAAAGTAGAAATTCTATATCAGATTATGATGCAGAAGAAATGAGGGACAATGATTATTGCCAAGACTGCGACTCCTGCTGCAAAGTCTGTGCTTCGACAGGCAACAGCGTTGAGACCGAAGAGGCTGAAGGCATCTGACGGTCTGCTTCCATCTAAAGAGCACATCAAGCAGAACCCTAACTCAGACCACAATAGTGGATTTGCAGTAGACTTAACGCACGATACATTGGGTGGCATTAACTGCCACGAAGTCTATGAACATCTTAAGTCTGATAGACGTGTTAAGTATTTAATCTTTAAAGGAAAAATCTGGTCATCTGAAAAAGGTGATAGAGAATATACGGGTTCCAATCCGCACAATAAACACATACATATTTCCATCAAGGATACTTGTGGAAACGACACATCACCATGGTTCCCATGGCTAGGTGAGCCGACTCTAGTAAATAAAGTAAAGGCTAAGGTTCCTAAACCTTTACCTAAGAAGGAGAATAAATGAAGAACGTATTTAAGTTCAGCGCCAAGGAGATTGCAGCAATGAAGTCCTATCTTCGTGCAGTCTTTGCCTCTGCTATCACTATGGGTATCGCACTACTCACAGATATGCGCCCAGAATACGCAGTACTAATCGGCGCATTGGCTGCCCCATTGGCTAAATGGGCAGATAAGAATGAAAAGCAATACGGAATAGGCTCAGAATAATACCGATTTAAGGGGTCTAGTCGCCCCGTAGACAGCAGATAACCCCCGTCCTGGTCTTCCCCATACCAGAGCGGGGGTTTTTCTGTTTTCTAGGTGGTTCCTAGAAACCTTTTATCCCATTAAGTATATCCTCAATCTTAATTAGATAGCCTTTAGATGGATTAGGTGGGATGTTGCAGGCTATAGCCCTGCCTCTAATAGTAACAATAGTCTTGAGAGTTTCAGTAGGTACCATCACTACTGCCCCTTCTAATACGAATGCCCAGTACTCAGCCTTTGTAGTTGATAGCCCTGATGGGTACCACTCTTCTTTGTTGTGTGACCAGCATACTGTTTCAATATAAACATTGCCAGTATCTTTCCATTTTAAATCTGTCTTTACTTCAATGGTTCTACCACCAGTGAGTAGTTCTTTGACTAAATTTTCTCCGTCATGACCAACTGATAGGTCAATATCAAAGTCAGATAGTTTTGACATTGTACTCCAAAGGTAATGTATTCATTGATGATAGTTGGGTTGCGGGAACGTACCAAGATTTTTCATTGTACTTGAATGCATCTACTTTACATTGACTACCATATAACCATCCAACCGCTTTGTATGGAACACCTAGCCAGTCTGGTCCAGTGCGTCTAGTTTTATGACGCATACCATCAGTCATTAGTATGTATACATCTGAATCATTATCTCTATTTGTGTATCTTAATTTAGGCTGGTCACTAAATGTATAACGGATTTCTCCAAGACCAGGAATATCTAATTCACTTTTCCATTTATTAAAGTGAGGAACAAAATCTGTATTGCCAATCATTCTGGCAAAAGCCAACTCACTACCAGCAGCAACAGCATGTTGCCACAGTTCCCACAAATCTCCCTCTGAATAATTTACATTGCGAGTAGGGTCGCCAAGATATGGCTTTTGTCTTTGATAACCTACTTCAACTGCAATGGCTTCTTCTTGTGGTGTTAAAGAGTACAATGTTTTTATCACGCTATATCCCATGCGCTATAGATAGGTTCTGAAACAATACCTAACTTCTTACGCAACCGTTGCCTCTCTCTAGGTGTAGTACCTGCCCAGTATCCCATAACACTGTGCCGTAATGAATAGTCTAAACACTGATTGCGTACTTCGCAACCTGCACAAATCTTCTGTAATAAATTCTTCTCTCTATATCCTGGCTCGTCATCCTCGTTAAACCATAACTCTGTGTCTGTTCCTGCACATGCTGGTGTTGATTCCCATCGAGGGTAGTCTGACATTTATCCTCCTGTTGAGTAAAAGCCTGAACCTTTAAATTGTATTGCTGGTGCCGACCATATACGCACCATTAAATTACCGCAAGTCCCACATGCTGGTGGTATTGGTTCGTTAATTTCAATTACTTCTGTGCAACAATCACATTTAAAATCATATAATGGCATTATAGATTCAACTCCTTCTTTACTTCTTCCCATGGAATAGGTTGTTCTACTTTCCATTCACCTCTGGCTATCTTAATTGCCATCTCACAAGAGCATACGGCTACTGCTACCTGACAACAATCTAATTGCTGATGTGCTAGTTCTATATCTTTTGCAATCATTTCTCTAGCATCTGTGTACCCATCAAGGTATGACTCTTGTTTTAATATCCGTAATGTCTTTTCCATTTACTCGCAGTCCTCTTCATTTGTATCATCTGGATATGGAAGGCTTACCATAGAGCCACAACTTGCACACTCACCATCAAGAAAATAAAAACATATCTCTTTGTTTTCGTCAAATGCTACGAGTGCAATGAATACCTCACAGCCACAGACACAGGTGTTACCTAACTTCTGCCCTCGTAAATCCATAGACTTGCTATAGTCCGTAGGGTGCAGTAAATCTCTTATGTCCTTGTCACTCTGAGTCATCTGGCTTATCAATCTCTACTCTGTCTTCTTCCATAGAAGGACGATAGCCACCAAGATTTCTAATTAAAGAACTAATAGCACGCTGTACTTTCTTTCGTGCTCCCTCTGGAGTGGAACCAATCTCCTGTGCAATTACATCCCACTCGCAGTTCTCCATTGAAAACCTAACTTTTAAAATTTTTTGTTTAGCCTCTGCTAACTGATAGTATGCTGATGCTATGTCTGACCTGAGAACTAGCCAGTTATTACCATCTGTTGTTTCACCTTTACCAAACTTAAAGTTAAGGTCTTTAATCTTAGATGGAATCTCATATGATTCAGAGATGATTGAAGGAAGGAATGCTTCTATAACTGTTGCGTCATAGTAGTAAAGGTCAAGGAACTCATAGCCAACTACCTTTGCTTTTTCTTTTTCACAGAAAGTAATTGCTGCATTTCTAAGCGACTTGGCTATAAGTTTATCTTTATCCTTTTGCTCAAGGTCTGACCACTCTTTATATTTAGATGGATGAGTAACGAACCACATCCAAAGTATCTGAGATATATCCTGTGTCTCTACCATAGGGTATTTTTTATGGTACTCGGAAGCAATGTTAGTAACAACAGACTCATACTCAGTTATATAATCCATTTTATTCCTTGCTAGGAATGCCTTCCCATTGTCCGCGTTGTACCAATAGTCCGATTATTGCATAGTTAGCCAGGTCTACTAGGGTATCTTCTACTGTTTCATAGTTGGGCGTGTCGCCCTTATCTACCAGATGATTTAGTCTGGCTAACTTGTCGTGCATACGGACACGCAGCCCATTCATTGCCCCGCCTGGGGCATGGGCTATGTTTAACGGACCGTAGTCAGCATGCTTCTTAAATAAAATTGTTAATAATTCATCTGTTATTTGTTCTGCATCTGTATTATTTTTCATTGAGGATTCCCTTAACTCCACTGTCGAACTCGTGCATTGCACTGGCTACTATAACTTCATCTAATATTTCTTTAGCATTACCTTGTGTTGTAGATAGAATTAATCCTGCAAGCATAGTCAGCATATCTGCTGCTACCTCTGGATTATCTAGAATCTTATCATGCACATCTCTCATTGCATTTAATACATCTAATGCTGTGTCACCTGCAATAGGTAGTCCTACAATTTTAGGATTGTTTTTGATGTACTCCCAGATATCACTGGATACATTTTCTGATTCGCTCATTTATAAACTCCGCTCCTTGTTCTAACACGATGCTATTTACATCGTGACCTTCTGGCATCTGAATAATGTTTACATTACCCAACTCTCTACTTACCTTCTTACCAAACTCTAAGCCTGGTGCATCACCATCTGCAAGGATAATTACTGTTTCAAAATCATCTAGTATCTTTGCATAGTATGGCTTCCAATTGTTGGCACCTGGAATGCCAACTGCTGGATGTCCTGTCTTAGCAACTACAGTCATACAATCTATCTCACCTTCGGTGACACAGATATAATCATTGGCTGTTAGTACTGCTTGTGCATTGTACATACTTGTCTTTGCACCTGGCATACCCATATACTTAGGGTCTTCTCCGTGCATACTACGGAATCTAATATCTACTATTCCAGATGGTGTTACATATGGAATAGCAAGTCTACCTCTGTATTGTTCATGACCTGGAAGAGCGTCCTTGACTACTCCGAGATGAAACGGTTGCACTTCTGCGACCGATAAGCCGCGTGTCATTAGATACTCCGTTGCCATGTGTATGTTTTTTGTATACTCTTGTGTTGCCTGTAGGAGAAATTGCCTCTGCGAATTGGACAGCCTCACGATAGTTACCTCCTTCCTTATACATAATTAAATCGTACACATCTCCACCTACTCCACAACCGTGACATTTAAATCGCTGGTCATCAAAGTTAATACCAGCAGACGCATGTCCATCATCATGGAACGGGCACTTTATCTTGCGCCAGCCGTGCCCAACTGATGGCAGGCTGGCTCCTAAGTATTCTAGGTAAGCAGCAATACTGTGCTTATCCATAGCAACAATCCTTGAATCTCTTGTTGTAATAATAAAAGGAGTTGCATTTTAATCCACATTCATTATCTCCTTTATTAGTTTGAGCCATACTGATGCAGGCATAGTACAGTACCATTCATCTACATTTGATTTGCCTTTACGTTTGTGTAGAACGGTACCTGTCCATGCACTGTCATTTTTCATTTCAACTTCTAGTTCTTTTACCCAAGCGCTGAGGTCTAAACGCACATGGTCTTTGACTTCAATTGTTACACCGTTGACTCCGCTGATATCACCTTTGTCTAACTGTGCACCTGCAATTCTGCGGTCTGCATACTGATAGCCGTTTGCCTTAAGCCACTTGACTACATCTGCTTCTGCTTTACTGCCTTTACGCTTGGCTGGATTACTCACATCATACCTTCCTGAGCATATCTAATTGGAACATCATCTAAGTACATAGAATCTGGATTAAATGAAAGACTAACATAGTTACTACCTGTTTGGTCTGCACGCCCGTATCTATTTTTAACTGGCGCCACACATAGGTATGTGTCATCGCCTTGTTTCATCTGTCCAATTGTCAATACCATTGCTGGTATCTGATTGACTAATCCCTGAATTGCTGACCGTGGCTGGCACGGAAAGCCTTCAAAGCCTTCTTTAGTATGGTGTAATACTAATACCGCTGCATTAGTATCTCGTGCTAAATACTTTAGTTCTTTCATGGCTGCACGCATGCCTTGAAATTCCTCATGTCCATCCATTGCTATATCCATTAAGTTGTCTACAACAATAAGGGTTGGACTTCTACCCCATACAGTTTCAAAGGCTGAGACTTCATCATCTAAGTCCTTGAGTGTAGGTGTAGATTCGAATGACCAGAATAAATGATTGTTTAATTGTAGTAATTCGTGTGCTTTATCTGGGTCACGCTTGAGCAATTGTTCTGCTGCTGTC